AAAAAAAAAGATCAAATCAAATAGTTTTTCTATCGGACATCTACGCTCTAAATTCTTCTTAACCCTATATCTGAAAAAAGGTATAAATCGGCCATCATGTGGCTAATTGAAATTTTTTCAAAAGCTTTATCTCTTTGATTCAGAAATGGCCAGTCTGACATGTATGCTTGAAATCTGAAAAATCTCGATGCGTTACTATTATTTTCAGACAGGAAGAAGAGTTTTTCTTGTTTACTCGGAAGAAGAATATTTTTCGTAGGATTCGATATTTTGCAGACGCAGCAAAAAAATCTAAGCAAAGAATTAGAAACAAACTTTCTTTATTTTGAAAAATCGTCAACATGCCTTCTCGTCTATCTATCGCCAAGAAACCTGTCAAGAAGCAACCTGTCAAGAAGTCCAAGCCAACCAAGAAGTCCAAGTCTTTGAAGCCTAAAGTCGTTTTGGGCGGCGGAAAGAAGAAATCTTCGAAGAAGACAAAGAAAGTGGCCAAGAAGGTCGCAAAGAAGGTCGTTGCCAAGAAGCAAATAGAATCTAAATCTCAATCCTAAATGCTACGTCACGACAACCAGACTCTATATTTCTCTCTTTTCATAGACAAAGACACAATGCGCATCACTGAACCTCCACAAATCACCCTCATTTCTCTTCTCATTAGCTAAATCTTGGAAAAGAATTCTCGGAAACACGAGGTCGTCATCTTCACCTCTGATCACGTCGTCTGATTTTCCTCCCTCTCCGTACCATTTCGCATTGTTTAAAGGGAGAGGAAACAGACCGTACTGCAGAAAAATAGAATCTACAATAGCGAAATCCACGAAAGGTTCCCAAATAGCCTGTCCGATACTCTCCACAAACACGCGAACACCTTCTATTCCGTCGACAATTTCCTCTTCGACGCTAAGTACCGTCTTTCCAGTCGTTGGAGACGTGCATCGAATCGCACCTTTCTCACGAAGACTGTGTTTCAACGAAGATCCGTGGAAACAGGTTCCGATGAGCAATCCACCTTGCATCAAGTTTGCAGAAACGTTTTTCGCGAGCTGGATGAGATCCTGTGACTCGTTTTTTGGATTGCAAAAGTAATGCAACGCGAACTGCAGCGAACACAGATGAAACTTCTGGAGACAGATATGATGCCAAAAAGAAGGAAACGTTTTGTCGACGCTGTTGCACATAGAGACAGAACCTTTTCTTTCTGCGTCACCCTTACGAAAGTCAGATGACGCAGTAATAGGGAGAGTAGGAGTAGCAACAGGAGGAGGAGGATGAGGATGAGGGAGAGGAGGAGCAGCGGTCCTGTTACAAGCTTCGGTGCCCCAGAGATACTCGTACAAAGGGTCGTATTTTCTCAGCGTTGCTTCTGTCGATCCTATAGGTTTGCTGCAATCGCCTTGGAGAAACACAAACTTATCGAAGAACTGACCTGTTCTACTGTACTGCGCGGCTAAACGAGCGTTTGCCCCACCGTTCGTGTCTGAGATCTCGCGTTCCGAAAAATCGATTCCAACAAAAATTTCAACTCGATCCATGACATCGGTCTGCATCCACGTCTGAATCTCGCCGAATCTCCCACATGCGATGTCTAAGATTCTTAGCAGAGGAGGTTGCGTGTCTTCACTTGCGATCTCATAGAATCCTGATTTCTCGTTGGAGTATATCCCGCAAGCTTTCTGTATCAGATCGCGTTTTCGAACCTGATGTAGGGAAGTCATCGGCTTGATGAACTCTTTCTCGTGATCTTCTGTTTTGTAAATATGCACTTTTTCAAAACGATCGGCGATGGACTGATCGAATTCTCTGTTTTCAACCAGATCTGTTGCAGTGATCTCGTGAATGCAGAGCAAGAAATTCTCCATGGCCACTTCTTCGCGATTCGGGTACGTCTTGTCATTGCGCGGTCGAAGAGGAGTCCAGATCGTCGTGTTCTCCAAGGGAACGAAGTCTACAAAGAGAAGTTCGTAGATTCCACCGGACTGAATCGTGTCTTCGGGTTCAGAAAGGCACGAAAGAGATGTGAGCTGGAATTTCTCGGAGATATGCGTCTTCCGAACATATCTCTTTTGATTCGCCTTCGATTGTCTCGGATGGTACGGTTGGTAGAGCCGTTGCTTCTCCTCGTCTCTCTGGCCACCTCCCTCTTCTCTGTACTCTTTCCACAAATCAAAAACGTCGAAGGAAGAAGACAAAGTCATCAAGAGAGGCTCATTTTTCTGGAGCTTGATCTGAAAGTCCACAGTGAGCAAATTCCTGGGTTTCCACTTGACGAGAGAGGGCCAAGTCTTTCCTGTATTGATGAAGTTCGGTGTAAAGTAAGGGGTGTTTATATCGGAAGAAGGAGCAGAGGAATGGATCGAGGACGCAACAAGACAGTAATCACTGGTTCCAATGAGAGGAACGTTTCTGGTGAAAATAAGTCCGTCTGTTTCATACTCCAAATTTTCTTCTAGAAAGCTGCGAATGCATTCACAGAGAGGAGTTTGTGCATCGGCGAATGCAAAATGTTTCTTCTTGATCTCAATGTGATCAAAGACATTGCCCTCGCAGAGACTGAATTCGGGAATCTCGATTCTCTTCAATCTCTCGCGGAGATCCAAAACTCGAAGATCTTCGCGCTGGTGGAAGTACATGTCGAAAATGATGAAGTGAAAGATGCTCTTTCTGGACTCTCTCGATCGACGAACACACTCGCCGTCAAAGAGAGAATGATTCGCCGAGTCTGTTTTGAACTCGACTCCGAGCGCAAGGACTTCGCCAGTTCTCGAGATCAAGTACATCTTCCTGTTCAAGACGATTCCTAAATATCTCTCGCCGTCCGTCTTAGCAGTAACAGTGAATTCGGGAGTGAACAAGTCGTTCGCGCCGCCTTTCAAATGATCATGGGTGAAGGAAACGACGCTCGGTCCAAGAAAGAGCACGTTGCGATATGAGTTCCACGAGGGTTTTGACATGGGTTTTCCAATAAGTTGATTGTATCTGAGCAAAACCTCCTGTTTCTCTGCGACGTCGATTGCAAAGGGTGCAGATCCGACGAGGATCTGAAACAGACCGAGAAGTTTGATCTCAGGAATGAGTTTCCACGTCCACGAAACAATAGACGTTGTACTCAAAGTTGCGCGAACCTGCAGGAGCAGTTCGTACTTGGGAGGGATGTTGAAGATATTCTGCTTCAGTCCAAACCCTTTTCGTACTTCAGAGACTTCGATACATACAGTCTTGTTCAAAACGACAGAGAAAGTTTTCTTGAAAGAAAAAGAGAGCTCCCTATTTGCATCATGTATCAATCTTGACGCGTAAGATGAATTCAGCGTCGACGTCTCATTCACAAACACGCGAAAATCAAACATGTCTTCAACATAGTCCACTTGACGTAACTGTGAAAATGCAGTATTCGCTGATTCTCTGCCCGTTTTTAAGAAGTCCTGGATGTTCTCTCTTCCAGTGAGGAGCGCTTTGTACTTGGCACCTCTCTGTTTGCCTAGATCCAGTTCCAACTGAAATTTTCTTTCTTTTAAAGAGGCCGAGGAGGCCGAAGTTAGGCCAAGCTTTAAACTCCACAAAGAAGGAACGTCCTGTCGGTCCCCCGAATCTAATATTTTCACCAGTTGGCGAAACGCGCTGTGATTGATGCTTCTGCTCGCTTTTACTTCAATGTCCATAGTTTCTACTTGCTTTTTGTATGTCGTCGACGGTTTAAAGTGGGAATGCAGAGATGAAGAAATCATTTTTTCTTCTGGAGGACGAGGTACGAAGTACTTTAGGTACACGAACTATACCTATCGAAATATCGTAGTGTGAAGCATAAGCCAAAATCCTTTGGGACAAAAACATTAAAAAATCCTAGAGTTGATCTCATCCTCTTCTTTGAAATGAAGCGTCATCTTCATCTAGAATTTCCACACGTTCAGAGCATCCATCTGTAGAAGACGAAGCGATGAAATGCAGAAACAGATAGAAGACGGCGAAATTTGCTATAAAGAGTGCTTCTTCTGTGTATATTGCTCTTTTTGTGTGCAATGCGTCTAGAATCAGATCAGCGAAAACGATTTGTAGAAACAGAGACGCTGCGAACGCGGTATGGTTCATTTTCAAGAAGAAGTAGAGCATGAAACTTAAGATGGAAAGGAGAGCGTGAATAGCGAACCCATTGTGGATCAAAGTGTCTTCGTCGAACGCAATGACGAAGAAGATTGCAAGAAGTAGATTGCATATGATGAAGAAAGACATCGAATCTCTGCGTAGGTATTCATAAAATAGGGTGAAGAGTCCCATGAGAGTCATGCAAACGAAAATCATGATTCTGTGCTCTGGAGAAGTGATAATGCTTGATACACTAGTGTGATTCGTGTGTGCTTCGGACACAATGACGACGGGCACGGCGTAGCTCGATATCATGAAGAGCAGCAGAGCATTTTTCATGAGCATGTTGGTTTTTGAAGATTCTACTTTTCTTTCTTCTTGCCTACACAAGAGAGTTCATGTTTCTCTTCAGATATGAACCGAAACGAATCAGGTTGTTTGAGAAGAATTTATCTTCAATTCTCCTCTCCGTCGGATTTTTTACACAAATAATTCAAAGATGACTCTACGCGGTGGACCACATTATGGCTGAATTTATATGTGGTGTTTTCCGATAAAGGGTTAAATATATGAAGCACCCAAGCATATAAGAAAAAGGAAGAACGCAAAATAGAAAAAAAATGTTCAATATTTACCTTCTCTTTCAAGAAGCCTTCATAAATTCAAGCACTTTTTTTGCACAAACAAGTCTGCTCAAGAAGATGTATTCCAGTGAAAAGTCAAACGCTTCGGAGATTTATGTTGGCAATTTGCATTCTGAGACTTTAGACTCTGATCTAAAATACTTTTTTGAGAAGTATGGTGAGGTGAAACATGCAAAAGTCATGGTTGAAAGACAATCTGGCATGCCGAGAGGATTTGGATTTGTTACGTTCTTCGACGTTGGAGGTAGTTTTCAGCGAATACATTCTTCAACTTCTTTCTTCTGGATAAACATTTCTATTCTTGTCATGAATTGATGTTCTTCGTAGCGGCTGAACTTGCCTTGTCTCAAGATGTGCACGAGCTTCATGGAATGTTATTGGAGGTCAAAGTGCCTGTAAGACGAGAGAAAACAGCAGCAGCAG